TTACATTAAACCTTTATTTTATGCAGCTGTAGGCCCAAACTTTGTAAATTATGCTAATCTTACACAAGAAGAAAAGATTGTAGGAGGTTTATGCTTTTTGAGCCCTTACGCATTAAGACTTCAATTATGGTCTGATGCAGAAGATAAAGATGTTTGGATGAATGTTATTGCTGAGACTAAAAGAACCCGTGTTAGGACTATTGAGGTTATGCGTAAAAATGTAGCAGAATATATTAGAACTGGTTTATTGACTTTGCTTCAAACACAAATGTTTGACAAAGACTCTTCAGATATGATTGCTTGGTATGAAAGATCTGATGCAAAAGATTTTTATCAATGGCTTACAAATGAAGTTGGATCCCCTTATGAAAATGACGGGTTTGCTCAAAAATCTTACTACATTGTTGCTCTTAAAGATAGTCTAGTGTTAATTTATAATGGTAACTTCTAATCTACGGATATGAAAAAGCTTTTAAAAGAATTTATTCCTTTTGGATTAGTCATATTTGCTATTGTAAGCGCATGTATCTGCATTCCTATCGGATTCGTTCACTTGTTTTTTAAACCATTTTATGATGTCCGTAAGAAAGGATTCTTATATGCTTTTGCTTACTGGTTTGTATGGATGTTCAGAGTAATATACCAATTATGGGTTGCTGTAAAATATTTATTATTTCAAATAGCATATTTTATCGATCTTTGGGGAAATGTATTATTTGGAGAGATGTTAGAAGATATTGTTACGGCAAGAGAGGATACTTATCTGGGAAATGGTGGAATAACTATTTCAGCAGCTCTAGGAGATTTAGCTATGAGTTATGATCTAAATAAAACAGGAATTTGGCTAGTAAGAATATTAGGCAAAGTAGAAAAGAATCATTGCCAAAAAGCTATAGAGCTTTGGGAAATAAGAGAAAAATATAAATAATGAAAAGTCTTGTACAAAGCATAACAACTAATACGAATGGACATCCTAATTTTTTAGGCTTTGAATCATTTACGGAATTTTGTGAATCATTATTAAGAATAAAAGATTGGGGTATGAATTCATTTGCGGCAATAGTAGCAAGCACAACAACATTTATAACAGGATATATGTGGGATTCTCCACATGCTGTTTACACTCTTTGGGTTTTAATGGGTGTTGATTGGCTAACAGGAATTGGAAAGAGCATTAAAAATAAAAAATTTGAATCTTACAAAATATTCAGGATGCCTGTATTTTATGTAGTTACAAGTTTTTTAGTAAGTATATCATGGTGGATGGCCAAAGGTAATATTATATTTATACCTCTTCCGGGAATTGCAATGGGAGGATTTTATTTAGTATATTTCTCATCGCTTATTGAAAATGTAGGTGAACTAGGATGGTTGCCACCAAGAGCAGTTAAAATATTAAAGACTTTTGGAATGAAAGTTATTATAGATAAATATTTCCCTAAAGAAAAAGATGATGGTAGAACAAATTAAACATATTGCCGACCTTACCCCTTTGCATTGGGCTTTAGCCTATACAGGGCTTCTTGTACACATATTGATGAAGTTTGCTAATATTAAAGGTAAACTTTCGGAAGGTTTAAATAGAAAATTTATAATGACAACAATTGCATCTTTTTTATTGATTCCTGCAATATTATTAATTTGTACAGATACAGGAATGAAAGAACTTCTTCCAATTAATTACCTTACAGCTTTTCTGTCAGGGTATCAAACTCAATCCTTAATGAGTAATCTATTATCACTACGAAAAAAAATAGGTAATGAATCTAAAGATTAAATAATTTTAAACAAATAACAATTTAAATATAAACATCATGGCAGTAGGACCAATTAAAAAAGTAGTAGCAAAAGTAAAAGATAAAATTGCTATAAATAAAGCACAGAGATATTCTGATGCTAAAATGAAAGCTACCCAAAAAGAAAATGAAGCTGGTAAAAAAGACTTTATGAAAAAGGGTGGTTCTGTAAAAAAAGTTACCACTAAAAAGGTAATGAAAAAAGGAGGAAAGTGTTAACCTTTGAATTAGATGCAAAATGAGAAAAAATAAAACAAAAGGGGCTGGAAAAACAGTTGTTGATATGGCAACTAGTTATGGGAAACCAAAACAACCCACTGTAATTAAAAAAACAGGAAATGTAAGTAGAAAAGTAACATTAGTTCCTTCTTCTATGGATGAAGCGTTTAAAAAAGGAGGTTCTGTAAAAAAAATGCCTAAAGCACAAATGGGAATGACTGTTGGAGACCCTTTAGACGGAGGATGTAAAGGAGGTAAGTGTAAAGTAAAATCCCCAAAAATGACAGCAGATAAACCAAAAGGCTCTTTCTTTGGAGGGATTGGTGGAGGAAAAGGTAGTTTTTCAAAACCTAAGCATAAAGGGTTATTTGGGTAAAACATAAAAGGTTGTTCTGAGAGCAACCTTTTTTTATATATTTGTTAAAAAAGAAACCATGAGTTACGATTATTTAAAAAACGAAAAGTCTCCAAAGATTCTTGTTGAGGCTGTTAAGATGCTTGGAACAAAAGAAGTTGTCGGGCCTGTACATAATCCTGAAATTTTACGATGGGCAGAAGTTGTAGGATTGAAGAATGTTTATAAACAAGACGAAATTCCTTGGTGTGGACTTGCAATGGCTTATGCTGCACATATGGCAGGAACAACTGTAGTTGTAAATCCATTATGGGCTTTAAATTGGGCTAAATACGGAACTGAAGTTAAAGAACCAATGCTTGGTGACATTTTAACTTTTAAACGTGACGGAGGAGGTCATGTTGGAATGTATGTTGGTGAGGACAAAGATTGTTATCACGTTCTTGGAGGAAATCAAGGAAATGCAATGACTGTTACTAGAATTGTAAAAACTCGTCTATACAAAGCAAGACGTACAGCTTGGAAAGTTGCTCAACCAGCTAATGTTAGAAAAATAATGTTAGATGCTAAAGGAGCAGTAAGTACTAACGAAGCTTGAATTATGAAAGTATTAAATAAAATACTGACAAGTCTTTGGAAAAATTCAGCTTTAATAATTGGATTTGTTTTGGCATTTGTAATGTTTAAAGCTTGTGATTCAGAAAAGCAAGTTTATAAATTGCCAACTACTAAAGTAATTCTTAAGAGAATTGAAAAAGCAGAAGGAGATGTGTATAATCATACAACATACGCAAACAATAATAAGGATATTGTAAAAGCTTTTAATTCTCGCATTGCAGAAGTAATGGATTCATTAGAAATGTACAAAATGCTAAAGGATTCTGTAAGAATAATTCAGATCCAAGATACAACGATCAGGTTATTGTTTGCTCAAGGAGAATACAAGAACAATGTTATTGCACATCAAGACACAGTAATTGTAGCACAGCGTTACATAATTAATAATCAAGATACATTGATTACTTCCCTCCGATTTGATTTAAAGAAAGTAAAAAAGCAACGTAACTGGTCATTATTAGGAAACGGAATACTAACAGGAATTTTAATTATAAAGTAATGGCAACAACTAAAAAAACACCAAAGAAATCAGACTGTGCAGCAAAGACTAAAAAATCTTTTCAAGCAGGAATGATCATAGGACAAAGAATGAATAAATCCACAGGTAAAAAGAAAAACTAATGGCACAAAATAAACTTGCTGGTACATCTAAAGGACAAAGTGAATCTGCTAAATTCTTTAGAAAAAACCCTAAGTCTAAGGCAAAGAAAGATGCTTACAACAAAGAGTATCATGCCACAGAAGAACGTAAAACTTATAGAGCTAAACTTAATAAGGCAAATCGCGATGCTGGAACTTATGGTAATGGAGATGGCAAGGATATGAGTCATGGGAAAGGAGGATTGAAAAAAGAATCTCAATCTAAAAACCGTGCAAGAAATGGAAAAGGAAATAACAAGAAAGTAAGATAAACCCCACCGTATAACTCTAGATTGTACGGCTCTTTACATCATCCGTTTTGTAAAGCTAAGTCCTCAGAAATGAGGACTTTTTTATTTAAACATTATTTAGTTAAACATTTATTGTATATTTGAATCCTATAAACATTTAATATTATGTCAGAAGAAACCAACTTAGACAGCTTATCAGATGAGAGATTAAAAGAACTTATTGATAACAGAAAAAAATTCATGAAAGATCAACTTCCGGCATTACGTATGGAAGATGAATATTCAAGATTGACAGCAAACATTGCCGAAAATAAACTACGGGGTTTAATGTCAAAACTTAAATACGCTTCTTTAAAGGCTCCAAAAGTAAATGAAGAAGAAGAAAATAATGAGAAAAAAGAGGAGTCATGAAAGTAGAAGTCGTAGAGAAGCAAATCCCAATGGAGCTTTACGATATAATTAGGTTTCAACTTACAACATATTGTTTCCTAAAAAATATTCGTTTAAGTCCAGCACAAATGGATACACTTGCTTATTTAGCAATGTGGGGAGAAATGAACATTTCAGATTTTTGTGAACAGGTTGTACAAAATGAAATTTTCACAAATCCACAAACCGTTAGAAATTTTATAATCAAATGCGTAAAAGATGAGTACGTTGAAAGAAAGGGTTTTGGAAACAAACTTATAGTTCTTTCACCAATTTTTGATTTACTAACTGTAGGAAGTATGGTTATTACTTTAAAACTGTACCATGTTGACAAAAGCTAAAAGTCTTATTCCTAAAACGGCAAAAGAATTAGGTATTGATGAAAATCTTGTAAGAGATGTGGTTGATCATTATTATACAGCTCTTCGAAAAAATATGTCAAGTTTGGAACAGTCTAGAATTAGAGTTCCAGAACTTGGAGTTTTTTATGTAAGTAAAAAAAAATTAGAAATATCTATTATAAAAATAAAATCAATACTTAAGGCAGAAGGAGAAGATATCAATTTCAAAAGACTTGGCCGGATAAAATCTTTTGAAAATATATTAGAAAAACAAGTTAATTTATTAAATAAAATAAACGAATCCGATGAGCATACTAACTAACATATGGAAAGCAAGAAATGAAATTCTTGAAGGAATAAAAAATAACATTTTCAAAACTGAAACTATAGAAGCTGTAGCAGAAGAAAGATTGAAAATATGTAACGATTGTGAATTTATTGATCGTGAAGGTTCTAAATGTTATGTATCTGGAACACAACCTTGTTGTGGAGGATGTGGATGTTCTTTAAAATTAAAACTTAGAAGCATGTCGTCATCTTGTCCAAAAGAAAAATGGGGATTTGTATTAACAGAGGAAGAAGAAGATGAGCACGATGTATTAAATCCAGAAGAAGATGTTGAAATTTGAAACCGAAGGTCACGCATATAAAAATGTTGATGATAAAGATGATTTTAAATGGGTAAGTGTTACTAAGTTAATACACCATTTTCAAGAACCTTTCAACGCAAAAGAAACAGCAGAAAGATGTTCTAAAGGAAAAAACCCAAAATATGCAGGCAAGGATCCAAAAGAAATTTTAGAAGCTTGGGCTTCTGAATCAAAAAGGTCAACGGAACTTGGTAGTTGGTATCACGACCAACGTGAAAAAGCAGTACTTGATTGTAATACAATTACAGTTGATGGTAAAGAACTTTCAATAATTTCTCCCATCGTTGAAAACGGAATTAAATTTTCACCAGACCAAACATTATCTGATGGTATATATCCCGAGCATTTTGTTCATTTACGTTCTGCAAGTATTTGTGGACAAGCTGATAGAATAGAAGTGGTAAATGGAAAAGTTCACATCTACGATTATAAAACAAGTAAAGAGATAAAACTTAGAGGATATGAGTTTCGTGATGGAACAAGAAAAATGTTACGAGGACCTGTAAGACATTTAGAAGATTGTGAATTTAATCATTATGCTTTACAGTTAAGTGTTTATATGTATCTGATTTTAAAATACAATTACAATTATGATCCTGGAACAATAGAAATTCACCATATAGAATTTGAAATAGAATCTTTGAATAAATTTGGATATCCGGTTTATGCATTAGATCCCGAAGGAAATCCAATTATAAAAAAAGTAAATCCTATTAAATTACCCTATTTAAAAAATGAAGTTATTGGAATGTTAAAGTATCTTCAAATTAATAAAGAAAATATTTTGTACAATGAACATTAGACTATTTGAATTAGATGGAAAGAGTATTAAGCCGACTGAACATTGCTATATGATAAGTTGGCTTAAATGCATCATTGATGAGTTTCCCGAAGAGCATGTAAAAATATTTGCGTATGTTTACTATATGAGTAATAAAGGTCCAGACAATCCCTATTTTAATACTCCTTTCGATGACCGTGAAGAGAAGATTAAGAGAGATATTCAGCCAGAGTTTGATACAGAATCTCCCATAATTATAAGGGCAATTCAAAAATGTAGTGAATTATTTAACACTCCGACAATGCAAGCTTATGAAGCAATTAAAAAGATGTTAGAAAATATGAATACTTATATGATAAGTACTCCTATTACAGACGGAAGGGATGGAAATATAGGTCCAATGCTTAGAGTTGCAAAAGACTTTAAAGCTGTTAGGGAATCTTTTAAAGGTGTGTTGGATGATGTTATGGAAGAAAGTAAAGTCAAAGCACGAGGCAATTCCAAGCTTCCTTATGACATGAGATAATGATAAAGCACAATCCTAAAGATATCGGTGAAATTTATGAACATATTCCTGTATGGCAGGATGGAGTATGGTCACTTATTTCTTTTTCTTCACGCGAAGAATTTGCAGAACTTTTAGAAACTGAATACTTCAAAGAACCTGGAGAGTATGAATTGGATGAAATAATTTATGAATTTCGAGCTCAAGCTATAAAATTTAAAGAAGATCAATATTATTGTGATGCCTTAGATGGAACATTAGACTATGACGATTATTGGGATTTTGAAAAATTAAAATCTAGAAAAGGAGTATTTTATTGGAAAGGAGATAAGAAATGGTATCTCCCGAGAGACTATTATTTTTGGATAAATTTTCTTGAAATTATCGATAAAGTAAAAAAGAAGAAAACCTTTAATGATATTTGGGATACTCAGATATGGTTATCGCTTTATGAGTTTATTGCAGAACTTAAATTTCTTCACGGAGTAGTTTTAAAGAAACGACAGTTTGGTTCATCTCTTTATCATGCTGCAAAAATGATTAATTATCTTTGGTTTGAAGATGCTCCTGTTCTTAAAATGGGAGCATCTCTTGATGTTTATATGACAGGTGTGAACGGTACATGGAAATTTTTTCAAATGTACAGAACGTTCTTAAATAAGAATACAGCTTGGACAAGAGAAATGAATCCAGCAACCGTTGGTGAATGGGTTCAGAAACAAGAAGTAAATGAAAATGGCAGAAAGTATGACGTTGGTTCTATGGGAACACTTCAAACAATATCCTTTCAGCAATCTGATACAGCAGGTGTAGGTGGACTTACATCTATATTTTTTTATGAAGAAGCTGGAGTTGCTCCACGAATGGATAAAACATTAGAATTCCTCCTTCCGGCTATGGAAGCTGGAGATTTAACGACTGGGTTTTTTGTTGCTGCAGGAACAGTTGGAGATTTAGATCAATGTAAACCGTTAAAAACTTTCATATTTAAAGCTTCTAAAAATAGAATGTACACCATTCGAAATAAAAATGTAAACTTTAAAGGAACTATTGTTGAAACAGGAATGTTTATTCCAGAGCAATATTCAATGCCACCATTTATTGATAAGTTTGGAAACAGTATGGTTGTAGAAGCAAGTAAAAGGCTCTTAGAACTATATGATGAATGGGAACGGGATTTAGATCCTGAGATTTGTCAAATTAGAAAATCACAACGTCCAATCAATATGGAGGTTGCTTTTGCTGCAAGAACTGAATCAAAATTTCCAACAGCATTAGTCGGAAGTCATAAATTAGAAATTGACGATGGTAAATATCCGTATGAATTAATTGACTTACAACGAGATATTTCAGGTAAGATTGTACCTACCCTTACAACTAAACCGCCTATACTTCAATTTCCGATTGATAAACAAGCTACAGATAAAACGGGGTCAATTCAAGTATGGGAACGACCAATTGAGAATAATGAATGGGGAACATATTATGGCTCTGTCGATCCCGTATCAGAGGGTAAGACTGTATCTTCTGATTCGTTATGTACAATATCTATTTATAAAAACCCTATACAAGTAACAAGAATTGAAAACGGAACAAGTAAAACTTATATCGAAGGAGATAAAGTTGTTTGTACTTGGGCAGGTCGATTTGATGACATTAATAAAACTCACGAACGTCTAGAATTAATTATCGAATGGTATATGGCTTGGACGTTAGTTGAAGCAAACGTTTCTTTGTTTATTGTACACATGATTGCTCAACGTAAACAAAAGTATCTTGTTCCAAAGAGTGAAATGGTATTCTTAAAAGAACACAGTTCTAATATGACAACTTTTCAAGAATATGGATGGAAAAATACAGGAGAATTATTTATAAAGAATTTGTTACCATACTTAATTGCTTTCTTAAAAGAAGAAATTTATTTTGAAACAGATGTTGAAGGAAATAAAATAAATATTGTTTATGGGATAACCAGAATTCCTGATACAATGGCTCATGAAGAAATGTTACAATACGAACATGGTTTAAATGTCGATAGAATAATTAATCTTTCAGCCCTTGTTGCATTTGTTAAATTACAGACTGCAAACAAAGGTTATAAAAAAAGAATTGAAACTGAAGACCGTGATTACTTGGATAATTCAGATAAAATGTATAAATTAAATACAAGGAGTCCGTTTAAAAATATTGGTCATGGAAATTCCTCAGCCATTAAAAAACAAAACAGAAGTCCATTTAGAAAATTGAGATAATATGGAAGTTAGAAATGCCTTACAAATAAAGAAAGCAAACGGTAAAACTGAGAAAAGAGGTTTTAATTCGTTTACTCAACCTATTCAGTTTCTACCTAAAGTAGAAAAAGATCCTGATTGGTGTATGCACAATATGGATTGGTATGAATGGCAAGGTGTAAAGCAGATAGGTCAAAGTGCTAGGAGGTTGATGAAAAATTATAAATTGGCTAAAGGAGTCATTGACCGAGAAGACTACATAGATGAGCCAGCAGTTAATGATGTTTCAGAATTAATTGAAATGTTAGGTTCTGATCCAATTGCTCAAGCTTCATCTGACTCAGCTATGAGTTTAAAATTTTATCCTATTATTCCTACGTTGATAAACGTAATGGTTGCTGAATTTGCAAAACGAAATACAAAGATTGATTTTAGAGCCGTTGATGAATTCTCATATAATGAGATAATGGATGCTAAAGCAAAAGATATTGAAGCAGCTCTACTTGAAGATGCTACAATAAAGCTTACTCAGAAAATGGTTGCTATGGGAATGGATCCTAATTCTGAAGAAGCACAACAACAATTAAATCCTGATGCTTTAAAAAAGCTTCCCGAAATTGAAGAATTTTATTCAAAGAATTTTCAAACGATAGGAGAGCAATGGGCTTCCAAACAGCATACAATTGATGTTGCTCGTTTTCATATGGAAGAACTTGAGGAAATTGCATTTCGAGATATGTTAATTACTGACAGAGAGTTTTGGCATTTTAAAATGTTAGAAGATGACTACAGTGTTGAATTGTGGAATCCTGTCCTTACGTTTTATCATAAGTCTCCTGACGTAAGGTATATCTCAGAAGGTAATTGGGTTGGTAAAATCGATATGTTAACAATATCCGATGTTATAGATTTATACGGCCCAAGACTTAATACACAACAACTATCAAATTTAGAAACTCTCCATCCTGTTAAAGCAGGAAGACATATGTTAGATGGAGTTCCAAACGATGGTTCTTTTTACGATTCAAATATTCCTCACGAAAAAAACCTTAGTCCTTCATTACAAATGAAGAGATGGTTGTCTTTTAGTGAAAACGTATATAATCCAGAAGATGTTGTAGCTTGGATTGTAGGAGAAAGTGAACACACAGGTTTATTACACGACAATCAAATGTTACGTGTTACAACAGCTTATTGGAAGACTCAACGTAAACTTGGTTACTTAACCAGTATAGGAGAAGGAGGAGAAGTCTTTAATGACATAATTGATGAAAACTATGTTGTTTCAAATAACCCTATTTACAACACAAAATTTAACAAAAAAAGAATTGCAGAAACATTAGTCTTTGGTGATCACATCGAATGGATTTGGATAAATCAAGTTTATGGAGGTGTTAAGATTGGTCCAAATAGAATGATGTTTCAAGATACTATATCGAAAGATGAGTTTGCTCCAATATATATTGGTATTGACCAAAACGAAATAGGACCTCTACGTTTTCAATTTAAAAACGATCAATCTTTATATGGTTGTAAATTACCGGTGGAAGGTAAAGTATTTACTGAACGTAATACAAAATCTACTGCTCCTGTTGATTTATTAAAACCTGCTCAAGTAGGATATAATTTAGTAAATAATCAAATTGCTGACATTCTTATTGATGAAATAGGAACTGTAATTGCATTAGACCAAAATGCACTTCCTAAAAAATCATTAGGAGAAGATTGGGGACATGGTAATTATGCTAAAGCTTATGCGGCAATGAAAGATTTTTCCATCCTTCCGTTGGATACGTCTATTACAAACACAGAGAATGCGTTATCTTTTTCTCATTATCAAACATTAAACCTTGAGCAATCAGCACGTTTAATGTCAAGAATTCAAATGGCAAACTTTTTTAAGCAACAAGCTTTAGAAGTTATTGGTATAACGCCACAGAGATTAGGACAACAACTTGGACAAACAGAAACAGCTAGAGGTGTAGAACAAGCCGTAGCAGGTTCTTATTCTCAAACTGAGATGTATTATGTTCAGCACTCTGACTACTTAATGCCAAGAGTTCATCAGATGCGTACAGACTTAGCACAATTTTATCATTCAAAAAAACCATCATTTCGTCTTCAAAGTTCTGTAACGGATGACGAAAGAAAGTTTTTTGAAATAAACGGAGTTGACTTATTACTAGTTGATATACACGTTTATTGTAAAACAAATGCAAATGGTCGTGCTATTATGGATCGTATGCTTAAAATGGTGGAACAAAATAATACATCAGGTGCTACGATATATGAACTTGGAGAATTAATGCAAGCCGATTCATTAGGAACGTTGTCAAATAAAATGAAAGCTTTAGATCAAAGGGCTCAAGAAAGAGCACAAAATGCAGCACAACAAGAACAAGCTGATAAAGAAGCTGAACTTGAAGCTAAGAAATTAGAACTTCAAATGACACTTGATGCAAAGGCTAGAGAGAATGAAAAAGACCGTAGAAACGAACTTATGGTTGCTGAGATACGTGCCGCAGGTTATGGATCGATGCAAGACTTAAATGCAAATCAACAATCTGACTTCCAAGATACATTAGAAACTTTAAAAGATTCTGAAGAATACCAGGACACTATGAATTTTAATAGAGAAAAGGAAGGAAGTAAGAAAGAGATTTCTTCTCGAAAGCTAGATATTGAAGAAAAGAAATTAGACTTAATGAGAGAGCAATCAGCAAATAACATAAGGATTGCTCGTGAAAACACAACAGCAAGTGAAATTAAAGCTAAAAAGAAAAAGTAATGGCAAAAATTGTTAAATAAAACAGCCTTATAAAAACCTTAATAAAAAATAAAAAAAGGAGTTTAGATATTATCTGTCAAAAAGTTTATGTGTGTATTCACGAAACTTAAACAATAATTATTTAAAATCCTTTTTTTTGTTTAAATTATAATAAGTCACATATAAAAACCAACATAATGACAGACAACAAAAATGCGTCAACTACAAAGACCACAATGGAAGTAGATGACATGGATGAAATCTTAGGAACAAAAGCTTCAACAGTTATTATTCCAACAGAAGACAGTAAAAAATCAGTACTAGCGAGTACAAAGGTTGACACATCGTTCCTTGACAATGATCCAGATGATTCTGATAAAGATGATGAGGACAAAGACAAAACAAAACCGGATTCTTTAAAGGATACTGCTAAAGCTGATGATGTAGCAAATATCCTTGATGGAAATTTGACAAAAACTGATACTGATTTAGAAGATTCAGACGATGATACTCCCGGAGCACAAACTGGTAATAAAGGAGGTCGTAAGCCTGCATTGATTGAAGCAATGACAAAACTTGTTGAAAAAGGAATTTTAGAATTGTTTACTGATCAACCTGATGTTTCAACCTACACTATTGAAGATTTTGAAGAACTTATAGAAAGCAACATTAATCAAAAGGTTAATGAAACTGCTACAAAAGTTCCAATGGAAATTTTTGGAAAGTTAGATCCAAAACTTCAAGATGTTATTGCTTATAGTTTAAAAGGTGGAAAGGATATTGAGTTAGTATTAAAAAATGTAATGCGCTCTCAAGAGGTAACAAACTTATCAGTTGATAATCCAGAACATCATGAAAGAATTGTAAGAGAATGGCTTCGTGAAACTGATTTTGGAACAGATGAAGAAATCGAAGATGAGATTGCTGCTTATACCGATAGGGGAGACCTTCCTAAAAAAGCTGAACAGTTTAAACCAAAGTTAGATAAGAAGTCTGCTGAAATAATGCAGAACAAATTATTAGAAGCTGACGAAAAACAAAAGAGTGCTGAAGAAGCTCAGAAGGTATATGCTGAAACAATCTATAAAGCTTTGGACCAAAAAGACCTTAATGGAATTCCATTAAATAATAGAATTCAAACATCTTTGTATTATGGAATTGTTGATTCAACTCAGTACCAAGACCGTAACGGGAATCCGACAAATAAATTAGGACATCTTATCGAAAAATTTCAATTTGGTAAAGATGCCGACCCAGCAAGAGTACTTGAAGCATTATGGGTTCTTGATGATCCTCAAGGATACCGTGAAGCATTTGGAGTAGTTGCTGAACAAAAGAGTGCAGGAAGAACTGCTAGAGAACTTAGAACTGCAGAAGGTTCTAGGACTACAAGTTCTTCAAAACAAGGGGATGGAGAAGCTGCTCCTACAAATCGTCAACCATTGGAAAGACGAGGAGGTAGAAGAAGTATTTTTGCCCGAGATTAATTAGTAAATTTTAAAATCAAATATAATGACACCAAGTTTAAACAATGGTCTATTTTTGAGAGATAATTTGTACGTTGCAAATTCTCATGTAGACTCGTACCACTTGATGAATTTGATGAAAGATGCAAAGCCAGATGATTTGGGCCCCGTAGATATGTGGGCACAGATGCAAAAGGTAGAGATGCCTCTTTATCAAATGTCATCGTTCAACGGTAAAAACGTAATCAACGTTGAACATCCAAATGGTGAGTTCACATGGAGAACTCCTGTATCTGAAGAACTTCCTTACGTAACTGAGGATATTCAACCTTTAAATGAACGTAAAGGAGAAGATGGACAACCATTCCAAATCAAAATGAACCGTCGTGTATTTGGTCACGGAGATGTTATTACTTATGATAAGTATAACGGTGCCGAGCTTTATATTACAGCTGACGACATCATTGATATGGGAGATGGAGTTATTTACACTGTAACAATGGTGAACAATGATTCTTTCGCATTCTTTGACAATGCAAACCTAGAATGTAACACAGAATTTTTCCGTGTAACATCTGCTCGTGGGGAGTATGGAGAACGTTTCTCTGACATGACTACATCTGCTTCTAGCCGTGAGTTCTATAACTTCGTTGGAAATGCAGAAGCACACGTACACTATTCTGTGTCTTCTCGTGCTAAGTTGATGGAAAAAGGAGGAATGACTTTGGATGGTAAAGTTCCTGTAACTGAAATCTGGAGAAACTTCGATACAAGTATGGATCCTTCAATCAATTCTTTAGATGGAATGATTAAAGCAAAAGGTTCAGACTATGTAAAA